GGCTAAGGCTCAGTATTAGTATCAGTATGTTTCTCATTTGATTTCTCTTTAACGGCCTGCCAAGTTGCAAGGCCAAGTAATGTTAGGATGAACATAAAGTGAAGCGCCAAGATTTCAGAGATGTAAATCCATTGCTCTGACCTGAGCCATTTAATATCAATAACGATAACCATAAACATCGTCACAAACGCTGTCAATTTTCTGGCCGAAAATCCTTTGTTTGACGTATCAAAACTGGCTGATATTTTAGACATAAATTGTCCTAATTTTTCCCTCACACCGTCAAATTTTTATATTCAATCATGACCTTTTCACCTCTTTCAATGGCTAGTAAAACTTTCTTGTACATGGATTCGTATGCAATAGTGCTTTCGACTATGCTTTCATAATTTGCGCCACGACCAACTAGCAAACAACCAGCCGTGTCATCATCATCGTTTCCGATGTGAATCAGAATATACTCAAATCCTGGCACGTTTGTGACATGCAACATTCCTTTATGAAACATCTTGAATTTGGTTGAATAGTTCTGATGGAATTTGCCCTCAGTCCTTAACTTAATTTCATAGGTGCCATTCGGTATTGCCGTTTCAGAATGCACTTTCATGGCTCGCTGTTCATCTTCAATTGTGTGGCACTCAAATTTACCATCAATAAATAATAGCCCCTGAGTGAAGTCGTCTTGACTGTTATATCTTAATACCGTTAGTTTCATCTTTCAGTTATTTGTTCTAAGTGTTCAATTCTGCGATCATGCTCATCGTGCTTTGCTACCAACACTTTCACTTCTGTCTTAATCTCGTTCAAATCGTTGGACATTTTAATGAGTGCCTTCACCCCTAATGAGCCTACAAACGCAAGAACGCCTAATAGGATAGGCATTATCCAAATAAATACCGTGTACATTGTTTGTTGCTCTGATGTCATATCTGTATATTTACGGCCTGATTATAAATATCTGTAACTTGATCGTTGGTAAGATTTAAAACACCTTGAACAAAGGTAGTAGTATTACTAGTAATGCTTACCGTAGGCGACCCATTCCAAGCAAACATAGCGACTGTTTTATTTGGTTCTGGTAAACTATTCAAGGCGTTTTCAACTTGAGTTAATAAACCCATTTGAAACAAAACTGCTTTTAGTTTCCAGTTTAAAACTTCAATATCAAAAACCATTTCAGACCAAGCACCTTCTGTTTTTGTCCATGACCTTCTACCGTCACCTTGTAATTTATATTTATAGTTTATCATTCTGCATAAATTAAAAATGAACCTCTAAAAGATGTTGGATTTGTTACCCATGTCGGGCACACCATTCTTATTGATAATCTGTCCCCTGCCGTTACTGAAATGCTCTGACCGGTTAAATTAAACGCAGTTGAGAACGTTCCTGAATCTAGGGCGACAGTCGCAATAGTTGTGAATGATGACCCGTTAATACTAAGTGAGAAAACAACATTTTCTGAACTGCCAGCACCATAAGAAACTAATCCATAAATAGATTTAATTGTACAACTAACCGGCGCAGGGGCGCTACCGGATAATTCATTAGTGTTAAAAGTGGATTGACCGTTTGCGCCAAAATAATAAGTTAAAGCGTCTGCAAGGTTTGCAGCTGAAGGCGTAAACAAATTAATAATAACTCCCTTTTTTCCATCCAACTGCGTTTGAATGGAGCTGGTAGCGTCATCATATCCACTAACAGGGAAATAGTTTAGATTTGACCACGTTTGCACACCGTCTGCTATCTTAAATTTTCTTTGGTATGTCGCTCCGTAAAACACGTCTGATGTTATCAGTAATCTTTGCTCAGAATAAACAGTGCTATCAGCCGCCCATTGTGCAGCCGTTTGTACAACTATTTGACTTTCGATATTTATGTCCATAAAATATTAATTGTTGCTGCCGGGCTTAATGTCGGGACACTTACCACTCCTTGACTTATCCCGTCTACAAATACCTCCACATCAGTGTCATCTATACTTACATTCAAAGCAAGTGCCGTGTCTGTTGTTACCGTGCCTACATTAGCATTTAAAGAATTTTTAACCGCAATTACTTTCGTTGTGGATGCGTTCTGAGTAGTTACAGGCGCACCGTTAAATGTTTGGCTTGCCGTGCCACCGGACGACGCAGGAACCACAATAGTATTGGTAGTCTCATTGTACGCTCCCTGTGGGTTGCCGTCCGTGTCCTCAACCGTCAAGTCAAACATTTCACCGCTTGTCAAATCCTCCTCAAACGCCCCGTTCAGATAAAATGGCACCGGAGCGCAGGTTACCGGCTCATCAGTAGAGCATGCACAAGCCCCGTCCGGCAGCACCTCCAAATCAAAACCTAATTCGACGCCGGAAAAATCACGATTGAAGATTAACTGATCGTTGCCCCATACGGCTTCATTGCCAAAGTTCATCCACTCACGACGCTCCACATCTTCAGGCGTGTTGTAATATCCATCATTCTGATCAATGAGCCGCAGAAAAAAGTCAGCCATTGCGTTGAGCGGTTCAATCACTTCATCTTGTTGAATATCTATCGTGTCACGTCTCTGATCGTAAGTGTATAGGAATAGCGGCCTGACAGAGGCCGTATAAACAATATCTTCTTCAGGGTTGTTCGTCTCTCTCACACGTGGGAGTGGTAAGTAAACCACAGCGTCACCCGGCGTTGGTTCTTCCATCATTTCGGCATTCACCTTGCGGTGCGATCCGTGCCAAAAAGCAGGGGCAGACAGTTGATACGAAGCGCCAATAGGCGTGGCGGTGCCTGAAACTATCACATATTCATTTTGGCTCACAGACAACACCGTGAAATCTTCACCACCAATGGTGATGGTCATGTCTCTCATTGTCCAATACGTGTCGCACGACCAGAGTTTCCAATTTGTACCAGAGGCCTCAATTAAATCAATCGTAATTACCGGAGTCATCTGAGAAACCAGCGATTCAAATACCGGTATTACATTGTCTGCGCCTCTCATAGTCCGATCAAATACTCTAATTCCTGCCCGTTATATTCTGGATAGTCTGATAAATTTTCGTTGATATACCACTGAATAGCGTAACCGCTTTCAATGGCCTTGTTGTAATTCTGAGTTAAGAAAAAAGGATCAGTGCTCACGTCCGCATTTTCTGAGCGCTTTACCGTGTTGCCTGAAGTAGTGATTAAGTGATTGTTTTGACGTGCGAAATAATACCACACTATCGCTTTTACAGCATCTTTTAACCCCTTGCTTCTAACTACTTGTCCGTAATCAGTGTCTTCAGTAAATGGCTCATAAAGTGCCTCAAATCTTGTGGTCTGAGGAATGCCGCTGCCGTCCAAGTCTGCCAAGAATAACGCTCCTAATTCAGCGCCCAACAAGTCGAAGATAAAATCATTTTGAAATTCGTCTCTTATTAGGTTGAATTTAGCCGTGGTTCTAGTGTCATACTGAATCTGAAACGACCCCTCGAAGTCTGATATGGTGACAATATTAGCCATTCACCACACGTCCGTAACCTTTGTCAACTAAGCACTGAGCTGTGTCGGCTGTAACTAAATGGATAGCGCCTTTCTTTCTCATCGTCGGTGCGTTCCCGTAGCTTTCAAATTTGACCATCGTTGCGCCGCTTACACGTGGTTCAGCTTTCTTTGTCTCTATTACAGGTTTTGTCTGATTTGCCATAAATTATCTCTTTTTACCACCAAAACCCCGGCTCATTTACGAGACCGGGGCATGGCAGTTATACACAGAGATTGATTATGAAGCTAGGTTGATAGCTGCAATCGCAGCGTCAATGTCAGTAACTTTCAAGAAACCTGATTTGTCAGCTACTCTGATCAGGAATCCTAGGCGTTTACGAACTTTCAGTGTTTCCATGTCAGAAGTGAACTGAGCGTTGATAGTTCCTCTCGAAACTTCAATGCCTTTTTTCTCGTAGATTTTAGCAAATCGAGAATCACCAATAGCCATGTAACCATCAGAGATGATGTTTGACTCGTAAACAGTCATACCGTCCACGATTGCACCGTCACGGCTTACGAATGGAGGAATGATATAGTTGTTATTGGCGTCTTTCGATAAACGTAGTTTATTGATAGATGAAATGTTCATCCAAACACTATCAGGCATGTATTTAGCACCCCCTGTTTTGGTGATTTGCTCTTTGCATTTCACGATCAAATCGTAGAAATTGGCGAAAGGAACGTCATCAACAAGCGCTGGGTTGAAAGCGTCAATTGAAGTGAACAATCCTTTCAAGTTTTGTCCAGTATTATCACCGTTCGCGATCTGATCGTCGATTTCAAGTGCTACGTTTGTTTGCAAGAACAATGAAAGTTCGGCAGCAAACATTGATTCATCTTCAAAAAATTCAGCAGATACAGGTAAAGTATCACCAACCTTCTTAATATCCAAAGTGTATTCTTTGAAAGCGGCAGTTGATTCAGGGAATGAACCTGTCTCAGCAATCATAGCAGCAGCACGAACGATAGTTGCCTCATCCCAGTCCCAATATCTCACTGTACCGTTGTTGTTTTCGCCTAATTTGATCTTAGGAAACATGTCGTACATAGTGAGTTTGCGAGTTGCCAACTGGCCAATACCCGGTATATCCTGAGCCTGAGTGTTGCCATCAACTGAAGTGCGTACAACGTTCGCTTTGATAACGAAATCCTCAGTGGTTCCGACACGTTTAGCGATAGATTTAATGGTTGACATATTCGCTTTCAGTTCAGCAGCAAGTGTATCTCCATCGCCTTTCTGAGCGGCTTCAGTCATTGACTTGTAACGCAAGTTTAATTCTGAGGCTTCAGATTTCAATAGCGCAAATTCTGCTTTAAGTTTGGTTAACTCATCAGATTTATCGCCTTTAGTTTCCAACGCTTTGATTTGAACATAGAGAGGCTCCATTGCTTTGGCGATTCTATACTCAGTTTCTTGACGTTTGTATTCGGCAAGGGCGTTGAAGTCCATTGCCTTTTGATCTTCAACCGTTTTTTCTGTGAAATCAGGGATGACAAAGCCTGTCATTGCGAAGCCGCCTTGCGCAAATTTAGTAGCGGAAAATAATCCGACGGCCGCCGTTACTGATCCTGCTAGCCACATATTTCCTGTGGTCGATAGGCATAAAAATAAGAGGGTCAATACTCCAATTGCCGCACCTAATGATCCAATTTTTAGTTTCATTTTTTCGTTTTTTTTTAAATTAATAATCCTTTTTTTTGATCCAGAGTGGCGGCAGCCGGGTCTGAGTTATGATCTTTCGGAGTGTCATTTGACGTGTCCGAGATATCCAGTGTTGGGGTGGCCGTATTGCTTCCGATAGGCACAGCCGAGCCTTCGATGATCTTTGCCTCTGAAACAGCCCAAAAATAGCCGAGTTCCTCAGCGTCTTTGCGGTTGACAACTTGATTAATGTATTTGTCCCATATTTGTTTTTCGGCCTTCAGATCAGGATCGTCAGAATTGATCGCTAAATCTAATTTCACGTAGCGCATGCCCACGCTGTGATTCTTTACGTAGCCTTTGAGATACTGTCCGAACATATATTCGTTGCGGTCTTTGTCAATTACGGCATTGAATACAAGGGCTTGCGTAGTGCCGTCGGCTTTCACACCTACCGATTTCCAAGGCAAATCTTCAACAGTCGCTTTCACGTTGTCAGAAATGATTGTCTTGAATGACATTTTATGCTCTTCAAGCAGGAATAAATTACGAGTGTTTTTTACAGACCGATTCCAAATGCCGTCCAAATGCACGTCGTCATGGCTATCTAGTATCTTGGTGGTGTTTATTACAAGTTTAACGCTCACTTGGCTTGCGTCCATCGACGGTTTAGCCTTGCTGGCCACGCCTGTATCTGTGTCAAGAAAAGAAACAGCGTCGGCGCACTTGATTTGCATTTGTTTTTCCGCAATCAATAGCGCTTTATTTTCGGCCATCCATTTGAGTTGGTCAGCTTTACTTAATTTAGGAATTTCCATTCTTGGTCACAATTACGGCCTCTGAAACTGTCTTTTGACGAGACTTTTTTATTTTCTCGATTTCTTCAGGTGACAATTTCTTTGGCTCAGTCATTGTGCGAAAGTAATAAAAAAAAATGATTTAGGATAAAAAAAATGAAAAGGGTGAAAAGGTTAATTTATTTTAGCCGGTTGTTATGCCCCATAAAAAGATGGGACATATCCACCTTGGTAGCATCCGATAATAGGAACCATATTATCGCCTTTAATATCAACTCCCTCAATAGATGAAATTGATTTATACCAAGTTTTTTCATATTGCTTGTCAATTTTTGACAACTCAACAAGTAAATGAAACCCTCCTCTTGTCTGTAAA